CCGTCCACGCTCAATACGCCGAATTCATCCGATTTTTGGCAAGTCAGCCTGACTGCGGCTTCCCCGATCTGACTGTTGACGAGGGCGGCAATCTGCACACCCTCCATGCAGGGGGCATCCATTACGAGGAGGTATTCGCAGGTTCCCTCCCTGCAATCCAATCCGAACATTTCGCCTGAACTATTCTGCACGGCGGCCAATAAAGGGCGATCTACGCGCCATTGGTCCGTAATCTCCCTGGCGGGTGTCGCGGACGCGCCGGCGGCTGCCGTAGCCAAGATCGCGATTGTCCCGAACATCCTTGCCTCCTTTAGAATTTGCCGCACTGTGGAAGCGGCTGCCAAGCATGGCTCGGGGCCGCCGCCATTTTCGTGGCTGGCATTTCCTGGATTTGCGCGCGCCGCCACCACGCTTCCATCATTGGGCGCTTTGCTTAGGCGCGGCTGTTTGCCGGCCGCCGGACATTACGGCCTGGACCGTCCATGCTATCGCCGCGCTCGCTCCATCCAGCGAAAATTTCGAAACCCTGAATTGCGTATCTTCACCAGGTACGGCGATCGCGATCTCGCTTCCCGCGGTCAAAAGCGGCATGTCCCGATCGACGAAATACAGCATCCGAATATTGGCGTCATTGCCGCGGTTGCAAATAGCTCTGGGGGTCAGGCCGTACATCTTGACAGGATCCCCCGCCGCCAAGTTGCTCAGCAACAGGTCATATTTTTGGCCCAACATGCAGCCCGCGCGCGTATATAAATAATAGGCGCACTGTCCGTCTATGCACGCCAAACCAAACTGCGCGCCTGACTCGTTCTCCGTATAAGCATAGATACCGGTCGCATCGATACCGGCATGCCACTGCCCGAATATGTGGTGGTTAGGCGCAGGCGCCGAAGATGCAGCGGCAGCGGGCGACGCCGCGAAAACAGCCATGATCATGACCGCGATCGTTCGAAACATGCATTGCCCCCGTTGCTGTCGTTCCTCTCGTGGGGCGACCCTCTCGCCAGTGCGCCAGCGATTGCCGGTCATAGCGATGCTTTGCGTGTTTTGCCAAGAGCTTGCGGCTGTCCCGATTCTGGGCAGGCGCTGGGCGGGCGTGGGCGCTCCGGTTAGCGTGGGATTTGGTGGCGGCTTGATTGCGCCGGTGCGCGGCGAGGCTTAGCGCGCGGGGGTGAAGTCGGCGGCTTCGGTCAGGCCGGATGCGGGGGTGAGGGGGGTCTCGTCGGCGAGCTGGACGGGCGCTTGCTGATGCGCGCCCTGCGTTGGGCTCAGCATCGCATCGGACGTATCATGGCGGCCGCCCGCATAGTCGGTCAGGAAAAGCGCCACATTGGCAGCAAGCACCACCAAGGTGCACGCAACGATCTTCTTCATCTCTTGCCCCCGTTGCCCGAATTCCCCTCCGGGCGACCTGAGCGCCATAGCCGCGAATGGCGCGGAGAGGGTGTGCAAATTCCGTTTAAGTTGACGATATGATCATGTTTGTGCCGGATTGGGTCAGTTGATTGCCTGCCAATATGAAGTGGGCGAAGCCGGCGGCGCGGCAAGTTGGTGGCTGAATAGCGAATCGGCGCGCCAATAGCGGTCGCTACGAAATTCGAACAAAGGTCGCCCGTAGTGGAACGGCGAGCTTGGGCATGTTCTGTTTGGCTTTGAGCAATTGGCTTCGAGCGGACGTTTCTAGCCTGCTGAGAACCCTCGTCCGGGAATCGAGGTTTCTTCCTTGTCGGTCGTCATCCCTGCGAAGGCAGGGACCCATGTCTCTTAACATTTTCAATGGCATCGCATGAGGAAAGAGACATGGGCCCCTGCCTTCGCAGGGGCGACGGGTCTGCCAAATGCTGCGCACCCGCATTTATTTTTCGTGGCGGCGCTTGCCGTGCAGGAACGCCAATCATAGGGTGAGCTTCGGAAGCGGTATTCGGTCGAGCGATTAGCCCCGATTTCGTTTCTTTCGCGAGGCCCCGAAGCGGATGAGGGGCGCTTTCGCTCAGCTCCCGGCGGATGGGAGTTCGCTTTCAGCCAAGCGCAGCGGCTGGATCGAACCTTTCCATCCACAGGAGCGCCTTTCATGGCCTACACCGAATTTCAATCGGGCCATCCGCTCAGCCCGGTCATCTGGGAGCGGGAACTCGCCGCCGAGGCGATTCAGCAAACCTATGTCTGGTCGTTCATGGGCAAGGGCGCCAATGCCCTGCTCGTCAACAAGACCGATTTCTCCACCAAGGCCGGCGACAAGCTCGTCATGGGGCTGCGCCCGCAGCTCACCGGCCGCGGCACCACCGGCGACGATACGCTGCACGGCAATGAGGAAGCGCTGGTCACCTACAGCGATCAGTTCGTCATCAACCAGCTTCGCCACGCGGTCATCTCCAAGGGCCGCATGTCCGAACAGCGCGTCGCCTTCAACATGCGCAACGAGGCCAAGGAAGGGCTCGCCGACTGGTTCGCGACCCGCTTCGACACCTGGTTCTTCAACCAGATCGGCGGCGCCACCTACCAGACCGACACCGCCTATACCGGCTTCAACGCGGTCGTGCCGGTCGATGCCAATCACCTCATGCGGCCCAACAGCAAGACCGCCGATGAATCGCTGACCACCGGCGACGAGCTCACGCTGGTCCAGATCGATCGGCTGGCGGCGCGGCTGCGGCAGGGGACGTTCGTCTCGACCGGGCTGATGCCGATCCGCCCGCTCAAGATCCGCGGCGGCAATTATTATGTGCTGTTCGCGCATCCCAACCAGGTGCAGAGCCTGCGCTCGCAGACCTCGACCGGCCAGTGGGCGGATCTGCAGCGCGCGCATATCCAGGGCGGGCTCAGCGACGTGCCGCTGATCACCGGCGGCGATTTCGTCGGCATCTACAACGGCATCGTCATCCACCAGTCCGAAAAAGTGCCTTACGGCGTCAACTCGACGACCGGCGCGGCGGTCACCAATGTGCGGCGCGCGATCCTGTGCGGCGCGCAGGCGGCGATGGTCGGCACCGGCGGCGACACGCCCAATGACGACAAGAAGTTCAAATGGGTCGAGGAACGCTTCGACTATGAGAACCAGCTTGGCGTCTCGGCCTGGACGATCGCCGGCCTGAAGGCTTCCCAATTCAACAATGCGCGGTTCGGGACGATCATCCTCCCGGCTTACGCGCCGCTGGTCTGAGGAGGACAAGATGGCGGTAGCACGTCAATTCGAGCTCCAGGCGATCCATTATCTGCGCGCGGATATCGCCTACAACACCCCCAATATCGCCAACGGCATCGAGATCGGCGCCGTCCCGGCGGGCGCCAAGATCGAGCAGATCAAGGTCTTCGTCGACGAGGCGTTCAATGCCGGCACGACCAACGTGCTGGTGGCGGGCACGACCGCAGCAGGAACCAATCTGGTTGCCGCGTCGGACGTGACCGAAGGCACGATCGGGGTCTATACCCCGGCCGACGCCGCCAATCAGGGGCGCGGGCTGGTGTTCGCTTCGGACACGACGCTCTACGTCTCCTACACCCAGACGGGTACGGCGGCGACCACGGGCAAGGCGGTCGTCACCGTCTCCTACGTGCCCAAGGCCTGATCCCATGGCCCGGATGATCTTCGTCAAAAGCTCGCCCGCGGCGGCCTATGAGTGCGCCGAGATCGAAGGTGGCGAGACGATGAAGCCGCACGAAAAGGCCGCGCTGCTCGACGATTTCGTCGCCGAGCACGGCCTGATCCCGGTCGAATCCACGTTCGACGGAGACGTGCCGAGCCACCGCTACGGCCGCTATCTTTCCGATGAGGAAGCGGCCGTAGCGGACGGGGCGAAGCGGCGCGGGCGCAAGCCCGCATCGCCCGCCGATGATGCAAGCGGGGAGACCGCATAATGAGCTTCGGGGCCATCAAGGCGCGCATCATGAATGAGCTGGTGCGCCCCGATCTCGCCTCCGAGATCGCGCTCGCCATCAGCGACGCGATCAAGGAAGCCTCCAAGGAACGTTTCTGGTTCAATGAGTTGCGTGGGATCAGCTTCGATACGGTTGCGGGACGGGATTTTTACGACGTCCACGATCTCGCCGACATCCCGCTGATCGGGCGGATTGACAGCCTCTCGATCGTCACGCCGCAGGGCCAGCGCTGGAACCTCGACTACGTCAACCATGCGACTTTCGATCGCTGGCATGACGGCGATCAGATCTTCACGCCGACGCCCACCCCGACGCCGACGCCAACCCCCACGCCAACGCCGACCCCGAGCGCGCCGACCATCACCACCGATCAGAACCAGAGCGTGCCCGAAAATGCGCGCCTCGCGGTCGCGCTGACCGCCGACGAGTTGGTGAGCTGGCTGATCGCGGGCGGGCCGGATGCGGCGCAGTTCGAGATCGTCGGTTCGGTGCTGCGCTGGGCGGCCAACGGCACCAAGGATTTCGAGGCGCCGGCCGACGCCAATCACGACAATGTCTACACCGTGCTGGTGAGCGCGGTCGATCCCGGCGGCCAGGCTTCGATCAAGGCGCTCAACATCGCCGTCACCGACGTCGCCGATACCATTCCGCACAGCTACGCCGATTACGCGGCCATCCTGGAGGATGCATGATGGTGAAGGGCCAGCCCGCTTATTATTCGCGCTACGCCAACGGCATCCAGCTCTACATGGTGCCGGACCAAGTTTACTCCGTCATCATCAACGGCACCACGCGCTTCGCGCCGCTCGTCAACGATAGCGACAGCAATCCCTATCTGGAGGAAGGCGAGCAACTCATCCGCGCGCTCGCCAAGGCCTATCTGCTCGAGGATGTGATCCGTGATCCCGAAAGCGCCGACCGGCAATGGGCGCTCGCCAAAAAGATCAAGAGCGACCTCATCCGCGAAAGCGCCGGCCGATCCTCGACCAACCGGCTGAGGACGCATCTGTGACGCCGATCCCGATCCCGTTCGGGGCGTGGAAGCCCGATCAGGCGACCTTCCAGTCGGATGCGCTCGCCGATGCGCTCAACGTCGTGCCGGTGCCCGGCGGCTATGGCCCGGCCTATGATTTCAACCTGATCGACGGGGTTTCGCTGACGCCGCCGATCACCGGCGCGACCGTGTTCGCCGACACCTCCGACGCCAGCTTCATCTATGCCGGCGCGGGCGACGACATCTGGGTGAGCAACAATGGCGCGCCCTTCGCCTCGCACTATCACAGCGCCGCGCCGCTGAGCGCGCTCAACAATTGGCAGTTCGCACGCTTCGTCGGCAAGGCGATCGCGGTCCAGCTGGGCGCGCCCACCGTCGCGGGCGATATCGGCCAGGCGATGACCGCGCTCGCCGGATCGCCGCCGCGCGCCAAGACGATCGGCACGGTCGGCGATTTCCTCGTGCTCGGCGATCTCGACGACGGCATTGACGGCCACAGGCCGAACCGGGTGCGCTGGTCCGGCTTCCGCGATCCGACGACCTGGGGCACGAACGTCGGCGCGCAATCCGATTTCAACGACATGCCCGATGAGGGCGGCGCGGTGCAGGGGATCGTCGGCCGCGAATTCGGCTCGGTGTTCCAGCGCTATGCGATCAGCCGCATGACCTATGTCGGCCCGGACACGGTGTTCCGGTTCGATGTGGTCGAGAAGAAGCGCGGCGCGATCTCGGCCGGATCGATCATCGATTGCGGGCTGATCTCGGCCTATATTGCCGATGACGGCTTCATGCTGTGGGACGGCACCACTTCGACGCCGATCGGCGCGGGCGCGGTCAATGAATATTTCCGCAAGCATCTCGCCCCCGGCACCGAGGATTATATCGTCGGCGCGTTCGATCCGCTCAGCGCCACCATCTCCTGGGCCTATCGCACCGATGGTTCGGGGCTGCTGAACGAGCGGCTGAGCTATAGCCTCACCGAGAACCGCTGGACGCGCTCCAACCTCGCCATGCGCTGGCTGATGAGCGGCTTCGATATTGGCTACACGCTCGAAAGCCTCGATCAGTTCGGATCGCTCGACAGCCTCAATTTCAGCCTCGACGATCCCAAGCTGCAGGGCAAGCGCTTCCGCGCGACCGGCTTCGATGCGGCGGGACGCTACGGCCCGCTCAATGGCGATGCAATGGCCGCCGTCTTCGATACCGGGGATTTCGAAGCCGCGCCCGGCCGCCGCGCCTTCGTCAATGCGGTGCGGCCGATCATCGACGCGCCGATGGTTTCCTGCGCGATCGGGGTGCGCGCGCAATCGATGGCCGATCCGATTTCCTTCACCGCCTTCGCCGACAAGGCGATCGACGGCAGCTGCCCGCTGCGCGCGAGCGGCCGCTACATGCGTTGCCGCACCATCATCGGCGCGCGCCAGAGCTGGAGCCGTGCTACCGGAATCGAAGTGCCGGTGCTGCTGGAGGGCGCGCGATGACGCCCGCGCGCTACAGCTTCCTCACCGCCGCCGCCGCTTTGCTCGGCTGGGCGCGCCGGCTGATCGACAATCTCAACACCCGCGACGCCGAGATCGAGAAGCGGCTCAAGGCCGCCGAGGATCGGCTGACGGCAGCCGAAAATCGCCTCACGGCGGGGGGCCTCTGATGCTGTTCGGGGGAATCAACACGCCGATGACGCCGATCCTGGAGGCCGAGCTGCGCGAGGCGATCGCGCCCTCGATCGATCGCGACGCCTTCGAATCGCTCGACGAGGTGATGGGCGAGATCGCGCGCGGCGAGGCGATCGCCTGGATCGCGACCGAGGGCCACAAGATCCGCGCCGCCTGCGTCACCCAGATCATTCCGGGCGAACATGGCTCGCAATGCTTCATCCGCCATTGCGCCGGGCTCGGGCGCGCGGAGTGGCTGCATTATCTGCGGCTGATCGAGCTATGGGCCAGGGGCTGCGGCTGCGCCTCCATCGAACTGATCGGGCGCAAGGGCTGGGTCCGCGCGCTGCAACCCCAAGGCTATGAAGAGCGCGCTGTCGTGCTCCGGAAGGTGCTCTGATGGGATCCAAGAAAACTACGACCTCGCACGCGCAAGGCAGCCTGCCCGACTGGCTGACCACGCCCTATCAGCAGGCGACGAAGGCGGCGACCAATCTCTACGATACCCAGCCGGGGATTGGCGCGGGCACGCAGGCCTCGCTCGATCAGATCGTCGCCAATGCCAATGCCGGGCGGACGGCGACCAATGGCGCGCTCAATACGCTCAACAATTTCGCGACGGGCAATTTCGGGCAACCGGCGCTGACCGGTGCCGCCAATGGCAGCTATCTCAGCTCCAATCCCTGGGCGAATGGCGGCCAGCCGATCACGACATCGAGCGCGCTCAACGGCTTCGCCGCCAACGGCATGCCGACGAGCGTTTCGGGGGCGCTCAACGGCTTTGCCGGCAATGGCGGGCTCGATACCGGCTATATCGACCAGAGCCTGCTCAACCAGTCCGCCAATGGCAATTTCCTGACGCCGGACAGCAACCCGTTCATAAAATCGGTCGCCAGCCAGGCGGCCGATGCGGCGCAGGCGCGGATCAATGCGCAGTTCGGATCGGCCGGGCGATCAAACGGATCGGGGCTTTACGCGCAACTGTTCGGCCAGGGCATCACGAACGCCACCGATCAGGTCTATGCGCAGAATTACGAGAATGAGCGCCAGCGCCAGATCGCCGCGCAGAACACGCTGCTCAACAGCCAGCAATCGGCGCGCGAGGCCGCGCTCGCGCGCCAGTTCGGCGCGTCGGGCGACATCTTCAATGCGGAAAACAGCTCGGCCGAAAACGCCGCGCAGCGTCAATATGGCGCGGACTCCAGCATCTTCGGCGCACAGAACAGCGCGGCGGAAAATGCGGCCTCCCGCGCGGCGGCGGCCTATGAGGCGGAGCGCCAGCGCCAACAGGCGGCAGCGACCGGGCTGATCGGTGACCAGCTCCAGGCGGCCGGGCAAGTGCCGGGCCTGCTGCAATCGATCATGAACGGGGACCTGCAGGCTTTCACCGCCAATCAGTACAAGGATGAAACGCCCTATAATGATTTGACCAAATATATCGGGATGCTTTCGTCGCTGGCTGCGCCCTATGCGATCCAGGACGGCAAGAATGTCGAAAAAACCAGCGGCCTGGGCACAGTAATCAGCTCAATAGCCGAGCTTGCCAACGCCGCCTCAAAATTCATCCCAAAGCCGAGTGGAGGATGAGTAGCGCATCGATGAAACGTCGTTGGGCCCCGCCCCACAGGCTGACACGCGACAGCGAAGCTGCCCACGCGGCTCTCGCAATCGCCGACGACCTACTTCGGGACGTCGCGATCTTCGCGCGGCGTCTTGGCGGTGGTCGGAACGCTGACGCCCCGGCGATAGATGGAGCTCTTGCGGCGCTTGGACGCCGGGGCTGTACGCCTCCACGCCCGGAAGGACAGGATTTCACCAACAACTTCGATGATCACCCTGAACAGGGTCTCCACGCCTTCCACCGGACCCAGCATCAACGTCCGATAGCACGTCCATTCGCGCCCGCAAAGTCGAACAGGCGCCCTGCAGCGCCGCAAACGACATGCGTCGCGTGCAACCCTCTCGAAAGGATCGAACCATGACGGGACGTACCGGGACACGGCAGCCGTCGCAGCAGACGACTAACTTGCCCGGAGGGCCGCCGGTGCGCAAATTGGCGGGCGGGGGCGTTGAGGTGCCACTGCCGGCTGCGAAACCTCAGCCGCCGGGCGCTTGGCTCGAGCGCGGGCCAAACGGAAGCATCACGGCGCAATTGCCTGCCGCGACGGCCCCGTCAACCGACAAGCAGGCGGCGATAGAAAGCTATCGATACTTCCGCGCTCTCAAGCAACATGTTGATAGTCTCCAGGCACAATATGAAGCTGGCCCTGGCGCTACCTCCGGCATCTCGAGTATTCTCGACTACTTGCCCTTTCAGCGGAACAATCTGTTTGATGAGCTGGGCCGTTCCGCGGGAAGGTTGGCGACCGGAGCGCTCGCATCTCGCGCTGGCACGTCGCCAAAGGCATATGCCGAATACCTCTCGCTGTTCACGCCGCAGTCATCTGATAGCGACGCAGTCGCGTCCAATAAAATACACGATCTGCAGGAGGTTGCTAATCGAGGGCTGCGCGCTCAGGTCGCAAAATTGGGCGGCGTTCCCGACGAACACGGCAACATCATCCCGCTCTCTCTACTGCCAAGCCAGCCGCCACCGGCGCAGCGCGAGTTGGCCACGGGCGCCACGCGTAATGAGATTGACCCCGAACAATCCGCCCACGTGGAGCGATTGATCCTCGCAGGTTTTAATGCTCCGGAGATCTACAGAGCCATGCATTGGCCGGAAGATCCGGACGCAATGTCTAAAACGCAGGCAGAAATTAACGCAGTTCGTGCCTATCGCAAGAGTTATCCTAATTATACGGACTTCGCTCGGATAGATCGCCAAGTTCCAAACAGTTTCTGGAGCCAGCTAGCCGCCTCCCCGGTAGGAGGATATTTCATCGGCGCTTCAAGCGCGGTTGCGGATCCGAAGCTCTATGCCACCGCAGATCAGCAGGAGCTGATCGGGGACGTGCAGCGCCGCAATCCTTATGCTTGGACCATAGGCAATGTAACGAACAATGTTTTGCTCAGCGCGGCTTTGGAGCCCGGCATTGCTGCCCTCGATCCCCGCCTGACACGATTGGCGCCAGCCCTGGCCGATGGAATTACGGGCGCATGGCAGGGCTATGGCGGTTCCGACAAGGGCGATGGCCTTCTGGGGACAACCCTCGGCGTAATCGAAAACGTCGGAGGCGGTATGCTCACGAGGGGCGGGCTCCGCGTGGCAGGCCGCGCCATTGGCGGCCTGCCCGAGGATTCACGTTACGTATCGCGACTAAGGGATTTCCAGACGCTGGGAGACCCGATCCACCTGCCTGGAGAAGTGTCAGCGCCGGATTATAACGCCTCCGCGATTCAACAGACGCGGGTCGCCGTTCCGACGGGGTCGAGCCAAGCCCGTTCTCTCAGCGCCGTCGATGCGACGGAGCCGGGCGTGGGTCGACCTCTCGGTGTCGTGGATACCACTCCGCCCGTGCAAGGCCGCCCTCTTGGTCCAGCCTCTCCGAGCGATACCAGCCAACCGCGCCCATTTCCCAGCCGTGGTTGGGTCAGAACGAACCAACCTGCCGCAATTGACACGTTCGGCCCCGTCAGCTTCGATCGACCCGTCCCTCTCAATGCAGTCGGTCCAACAGGGCTCGGTCAACCTCATCCGTTTGGTACGGTAAGCCCAGCCTATTTGGGCCAACCTTTTACAGTCGGCACGGACGGCATGACCGAGTTCGGCCAATCCGGTCCGTTCAACCTGAACCGTGCCATTCTTTCAAGTGATGGTGCCAGCTCGGTCTTGGATGGCCCCGGCTTTTGGACCGCTCCGCAAGCCAGCAGCGCTTTGCCTGGTCAGGTATTTGGCGGCACTGGTGGATCAGATATGGTGCTTTTCCCGTCGCTCAGCAATGCGCTGGCGCGGCGCACGCTGCGCTGGCTGGCAACGGCGCGACCTGAGCAACTTCAGAATATCGGCGACGCAATTCATGAGCACGACGGCTCGATCGGCTCCGTGCTCTTCAACACTTACAATGCGGTGGGGGCAATCCCGCCTTCCCGCCCGGCCACTGAGGATCGGTCGACCCCGAACTGGCTCGATCCTTATACGCCGCTACCTCCGATCACGATCGACATGCACGATCTTTCCGGGGTCGCGCAATGAGCGCGCGAGGACGGGCCGCGTGTCCGCCGGTAAGCGTCTTCTACGCGGCCGCGATCACATGCCTTGACCAGGGAGCAGGCCGATGAGCCTTTACGACTGGGATACCAATCCCGCCAACAACACCGCCAAGCCGGGCATCGACTGGTCCGAAGGCATGCTGCCGTCTGCCGTCAACAACAGCGCGCGGCAGATGATGGCCGATCTCAAGTCCTTTCTTGCCTCGCCAGTTTTCACCGGAATGGCGAGTTTCGATAGTATCAATGTCACCGGAACGGCGACGATCGCCAATTATTCGGGGCTGTTCGGCGCGACGGTCACGACGGGCAATGGGGTCTCCACGGGCAGCGTCGCCCTGGAAATCGGCGGCGCGCGAACCGCCGAGGGCGTCAGCATCGTCGATCTCCACGCCACGAGCGGCAGCGACTATGATGCGCGCGTGATCCGCGGCGGTGGCGCCAACGGCAATCTCGACATCACCAATGTCGGCGCCGGCCTCGTCAGGCTGATCGCGCAAGGGGCCGGCGCGGTCGATTTCTATACGAACAACCTGTTCCGTGGCCGGTTCGCATCCAACGGCTATTTCGGGCTCGGCACGGCTGGCCCCGATAGCCCGCTCACGATCGTCAACGATGTCGATCAGATGATGGATATTGTCCGGTCGTCCGCAAATGCGTGGAGCGATATCCGCTTCTATACAGGCGGCGTTGCGCGCGGGCTCATCGGAGCCGATCCGAGCAACCGCATGGCGCTGTACAGCGACGCCGATCTCGCCTTCTATACGGCCGGGACGGTGCGTGGCGCATGGCTGGCCAACGGCAATCTCGGGATCGGCACAACCTCGCCGACGCGCCCGCTCGATGTGAACGGCGATGTCGGGCTCAGCACGTTGCGGTTCAGGGGCAATCCGAACGCCTGGCTTTCCTCCGATCTCAATTTCACGTCCTTCGTGACGGATGCCAACGACGCCTACAGCTATGATTGCGCGAACAATTTGCACCAATGGTATATCAACGGCGCGCGGCAAGCCTATGTCGATGGCGCCGGCAATGTCGTCGCCAGCGGCGCGCTGCAATCGAACAGCGGCATCGTCAGGCCCGGCACCGATCCCGAATTCTATCTGAGCTTCCACGGCGGCGCGCCGCTGATCAATTTCGACAGCAATGACGGGCTTTATTATGATCGCACCTTCAACTTCTACAGCTTCCTGATCGGCAGCGCTTCACAGGCCGCGATCGGCGCCGCGGGAACGACGATCGGTAGCCCGGCGGGAGGGACGAAAGGCGCGGGCACGCTCAACGCGCAGGCGCTGTACGACAGCGGCAATCGCGTGCTGACGAGCGCTTCGGGCGCGGCGCTGATCGCGGCGCAGAGCCTCGGCAGCCCCGGCTATATCCGGCTCACCAACGGGCTGACGCTGCAATGGGGCGAGACGGGCTTGCCAGGCTTTGGCGAAGGCCCGCAGGCCGTGACATTTCCGATCGCCTTCGCCTCGGCCGTATTCTCCGTCAGCGCAACCGCCAAGAATTCCAGCGGCACCGCCAACGATGTCTGGACGCAGGTGAGCGGCGTCGGCACGAGCGGGTTCAACGTCTACTGGCAGGCTCCGTCCAGCGGCAATTTCGGCGGCGGCGCCTATTGGTTCGCGATCGGGATCTGAGCATGACGCCCGAAACCGTCCCCTCCATGCCGTTCAATATCGAGGCCGCGCTCGTCCGCCTCGAAGGCAAGATCGATCTGATCGCGAAGGACAATTCGCGCCAGGGCGAAGATATCAAGACGATCCGTCAGCGGATCCACGAACATGCCAGCCTCCTGCAGACGTTGACCGCCTTGGACATTCCCAAAAAGCTCGAGGAGCTCAAAACCCTCATCGCGACGCTCGACAAGCGGATCGAGACGCTGGAGAGCGATTATGACCAGCGCAAGGGCGCGGCCAATCTGGCGCGCGCGCTCTATGCGCTGATCTCGTTGCTCGGCATCGGCGGCGTCGTCGCGATCGTCAAGATGATCGGGGGCTGAGCGATGGCGACGCCCCCGCCTGAGATCATCGCCGCCGCCTGCGAGGCGCAGCGCAAGTGGAAGATCCCGGCCTCGATCAGCCTCGCGCAATGGGCGCTCGAAAGCGGCTGGGGCCGGCATATGCCGCCCGGATCGAACAATCCTTTCGGGATGAAGGCGCGCCCCGGCGATCCCTTCGTCACTGTGCGCACGCGCGAGCAGGATCGCGACGGGCATGATTATTTCATCGAGGCCGCGTTCCGCAAATTCGGATCGATCGCGGAAGCCTTCGATGCGCATGGCGCGCTGCTCAACAAGCCGGCCTATGCGCGGGCGCGCGCGGCGCTGCCCGATCCGGACCGCTTCGCCGATGCGCTGACCGGCGTCTATGCCAGCGACAAGCGCTACGGCAAGGCGCTGCGCGCGGTGATGCACGGCAGCAATTTCTACCAATATGACGGGGCGGCGGCATGAGCTTCAACCTCAATTTCCTGAAGGGCATCAATAATGACCATATCGAGCTCGGGCGGCTCGTCTGGGCGTTGACCTGCTTTTCCTTCATCATCTTTCAGGGCCTGGCAATCTGGGCCAATCATCAGCCGTTCAGCCCGACCGATTTCGGGGTCGGCGCAGCAGGAATACTTGCCGCGGGCGGCGCGGGCGTCGCACTCAAGGAAACCGCCGTGGCCAAGGCCAGGGCAGTGGGCGAGGGCGTAGGCGCTGCGGGGGAGGGCGCGCCATGATCGCGCTGTCGTTCCCGCTGTCGCATTATGCGATGCCGGCGCTGGGCGCAGGGATGCTCGCCGCCGGGCTCTGTGCTGGCGTGCAGACCATGCGGATGCATGGCGCGCAGGCTGCGCTGGCGGCCGAACGCGCCGCGCATGCCGGCGATATCGCGCTGTGGCGGCAGGCGGGCGCGCTCGCGGTCGCCCGCGCCCGCCAGACCAAGGCCGAGGCCGAGAGCCACCAGATTGTCGTAACCGCAAAGGTGCAGGATGAAACGCGCAGCCGCCTTAACGCTTTTGACGATGCCATGCGCCTGCGGCCATCCGCCGCCGGCCCCGATCCTGGCCGCCCCGGCGGCGCCGGTCTGCCCGGCCTTTCCGGCGGCGCCGGCAGCGCTGACGACGCCGGCGCAGATACCCTCATTCCTCGCGAAGATGCCCGGATTTGCGGGGACAACACCATCGAACTGATCGGGTGGCAGGCCTGGTACGCCGCGCAGCATGATCTTGGGAGCAAATAGATGAGCACGTTCAACATACCTGATATTTCGAACAATCCGCAGCCGGTGACGCTCAACCCCAACGGGCGTGCCGACGCGGTTAATTCCAAACCGATCGTTCTCGCCAATGAGGATAAGACGTCGCTCGACGCGGTCGGCACCAACACCGCCGCGATCAGCGCCGCGCTGACCGGCGTCACCGATACCGACGGCAGCCTCCAGGTCGCCTTCTATTATAATGGCGTGAAGGTCGATCCGACGGCGGCGGGCGCGGTGATCGGCGCGACGCTGCCCGGCAATGCGCTGGCGTTCGCGCCGATCACCGAGGGCGGGCTCGCCAAGACCGCCAACCCGGCGGCGGTGGACGATGGCGATGTCGTCAACGCGCTGCACGACAAGCTCGGCAAGCGCATCTCGATCCCGGCGCTGCGCGAGGTGAAGGCGATCCAGACCACCACCATCACCGGCACCAGCGAGACGACGATCGTGACCGCGGGCGGCGCCGGCATATTCAAGGATCTCTACCGGCTGGTGATGACCAACAGCTCGGCCACCGCCGTGACGATCACGATCAAGGACGCGACCGCAGGCACCACCCGCTACGTCTTCGCCGTGCCCGCCGGCGCCACCGTCGGCTTCTCCGCCGACGCCGGCAGCGCCGCCATCCAATCCGCCGCCAACAATGCTTGGACAGCGACCGTATCCAGCGCGGTGACGTCGATCGTCATCACCGCCGAAACCGTGGCGAACGTCTGATGACCGCGCCTACGCCAAGGAGCGCGACGCCGACCCTGTCGGGATCGGCGAGCAACGTCAGCACCGCCACGGCCACGCTGGCTCCGCATCAAACGGGGGATTATCTGCTGGTGTTTCTGGCGGCTAGGACTCCCGGGACTATCACGCCTCCGACCGGATGGGCGACAATTAAGGCGGGCGCTTCAGGTGGTGTGGCGCTTGGGTTATACCAACAGAGCACGCTAGCCGCTTCCAGTTCAGAAACGTCCCCGCAGTTCAGTTTCACAACAGCTACTACATATAAGGCTCACGCCTATTCAATTCCCATGCCCAATAGTGGCGCGATCAATCGCGCTAGTGCCAATATTTCCTTGGGAAATAGCGCCGCAGCAGATCCTCCGTCACTTACATCTTTCGGTGGAACTCAAGACTATCTGTGGTTCGCCAGTATGGTGTTGTCCGCTAATTCCGCGATTACTGCCGGGCCAGCTGGGTACTCGAATTTTAATGCCAACGTAGGCTCTAGCGGCTCGGATTGCGGTATTGCGACGTCTTGGAAGACGGGGCTGGCATCGGTTACGGAAGATCCTGGCCCTTTCACCAACGCCACAAATCAATGGCTGGCGGAGACCCTAGCAATCTGGGACCCCGTTACGGTCGTTACCGGCCGTCCTACAAGCAATCTTCTTTTGGGGATTTAAAATGTCCCGGCTTAACTTTCGTGGGCATATCGCCCGACGCGATTATGCGATTAACATGGTTGCGCCCACCGCGTCAGGCTCTCGATCACGTCGCCCTATCCCGCCGCGTCGATCGTTGCGCCGAGGATCCGCGACTATTTCGTGCGCCACCTCTCGGCGGTGCCGGCGGGGGGCGGCGCCGGACTGGCGCCCGTGCCGGACGTCGCCGTGATCGAGAGCCTGATCAACGCCGCCTTCTGGACGAGTCTCCGCCGCGAGGAAGGCTTCGTGCCCAAGATGTCGCTGGC